ATGTTGATTTTATTTCTTTGCCCGCAAGGGCAAAGTGTGACTGAACAATCTAGATAATATTTAAACTGCTTCGCAGCAGTATTATTAAATACAAAAAGAAATTAGTTCGAGCGTAAGCGATGAACAGATGAACGCAGTTCATCATAAATACATATTAATGCAGAGATCTAGATGAAAGTATACGAAATATTATCTGAAGCACCAGCTGTTCCGCCAGGATATACTACCACTGCTAGTGGATTAGTAGTTCCGCAGTCAGCTGTTCCTACCCCTACGGCAGCACCTCAGCCTGCTCCACAAACTTCCTCTCCGCAGACTACTGCTCCACAAACTACTGCTCAGAAAGCGGCTGCTAGATCTGCTAAGACTACTGCAAATGTTCAGAGGATTGATCGATTAAAAGCAAAAGGAAAAATTGGTGTTGTTGGAGCTGAGTATACTAAACTTGTACAAAAATTAAAAGGCAGAGCAGCAGTTAAGGATATTTGGGATTCTGCAAAAAATGCTAAATCTAAATTAGGTGCTGCTAAATTAGAAACATTCTTAAAGAACATTGGCGGACCTTTTGCTGCATTTTTTAGATACACTGATTTATTAAGCATTGTTAAAGAATACTACAATGCTGTTGGCGCTATTGAAGAAGCTTACCAGAACGGAGATTTAGCTAACGATCCTGCAGAAAGCGACGCTATATTTAAAAGCTATATTAGTCAAATGAATGGTGTACTAACATCTAAAATGTTAGCTTGGTGGGTACATGCTAAAACTAGTTTTACCATAGCTAAATGGGTAGCAAGACTTCTTAGATTAATGGTTGGTGCAACTACTACTATCGGCACTGGAGGGATAGGTATAGCTGCCGTAATAGCTAGCGAAGCGTTTTTTATCTGGTTAGAAAGATGGTTAGATAGCGATGCTGGCAGAGATGCGTTACTTAACGGTTATATTGGTATGTTAGTTATAAATGTTGGAAAAGTTGAAGGAAGTATTGTTGATTTTGTTTTTGGTTATTACAAAAAACAATCTAAAGAAAAAGACAATGTGCAAAACAAAAAAGCATTAGATACTGCTACTACGCCAGATGCAAAAGCTGCTGCACAGCAAAAAATAGATACAACCAAAGCAGCACAAGATCGCTCCGACGATATTGATGCCTTGCAAAAAGAATTAAAGTAAAGGCATACCGCTTTTCTTAGTAGCGTCAATGTTTTCTTTAATTAAAGAACTCATAATACTTCTATCTTCATAAGAATATAAATGAAATAAGTCTTGACTGGTCACTCCGCCACGCATGTACCAACTTATTTTAAATATTTCTTCTTTAATTTCAGCAGCCTGTCGATCGAATGTTTTTAAAAAGTCTTCGAGCTCAGAGTGCTCGATATAGCCTAGGCGGTTACGAAAAAATTTGATTGATCCAAATTAACTGCTACAGAATCTTCAGTTCCACAGCTATCACATTTGATTTTTGTTCGAGGTAACTGCCATTTTTCTTTGTTTTCTTCTAGTTTTTTCTTAATGGCAGCATACAATTCGCGATCGCTGTTCTTAACCCATTCAACAATAAATTCTTTTTCGTTTACTATTCCATCAGGAACTTGTACACTGTCAATGCTGTTAATAAACAATTGAGTTTGTACTTCGGCTAGATTTTTGTAAACTAAATCAACTTGAACTTGCTGATCTTGTTCGCTTTCCATAGTGCTAACTTGTGCTAACATCTTTTGTAATTTAAAGTTTTCTATGTTAATTTCTGTAAGCTCTTTGTAGTTTAATGGACGCAAGGTAACTATTAGTTCTCCTACTTGAATCTTATTATCAAAAGATAAACTACTGTAATATTCTAAAAAAGTACGCAAGTCAATATCAAATTCGTTTTCGGTTCCGCAGTTAGTACAAGTATGCTTAATACCTAATAACTCTCCGAATGTAGCAATTCTGATAGCAGTTACTAGAGTATCTACATCAAGTGTGGGCATATGACTTGCATCTTTAATAAACGGACAGCAACTTTCAATAACTTTAACTGTTGCTTCGCCAGTAAACAATGCGTCCGGAGTCTTGTACATGATCTCATCCATGCCATTCATACCAAAAATTGGTACGTTGTTATAATCACCGTGAAACGCACCTTCTTCGTAATAAAGCCCCTTGCTGGGCAAAGAGATGTAAATCTTAGGTTGGCGATAGTACTTCTGTAGAGGGTTTTGTGGGTTCATTTTTACTCCCGATAAATATAATGTATCCTTATTTATATACGCAGTTTTCCAGGAAAATAATATGTCAATGACCAAAGATGAATTAGTAGACGCACTCCGACAAGCAAGCAAAGCTGGCTACTTTGGCGGCATGGGCGGCGGAAGTGGAGGTTCTGGTACCGGAAGTGGTACCAGTAGCGGAAGTGGCTTTGCAGGAGCCGGCGATAAACTTTCTAAAGAGTTCTCCGCTGCCGGTGGCGCTGCTAAAGGGCTTGGCGAAGCAGCCTTAGGAGCAGGATCAAAAATAGCCGAAGGTGGAGCAAAACTTGGTGATGTCACTGATGCATTAAGACAAGGATTTGCAGGGCTTGGTGCGCAAGGATCTGTACTTGGTACAGCTCTAGAAAAAGGTGCAAAAGGTTTAGATGATCTTGGTCAAAATGTAACTCAAAACGTAGAAACTTGGAGAAAATTATCAGACACTGGCTTGTCGTTTGGTAACGACATCATGGCCATGAAAGATCAAGCAAGTGCTGCTAGGTTGAGTATTGCTGAAATGAGTGAAGTTTTACAAAAAAACAATTCTGCAATGTTAGGATTTGGCGCAACTAGCGCAGAAAGTGCTAAGAAATTATCTAAAATGTCTAACGAGTTTTTCACTAGTGGCCTAGGCGAACAACTTCGTGGCATGGGTTACACTACTAAAGAACTTAATGAAGTATTAGCAGTTAGTATATCAGGATCAAAACTTAAAGATTTAAAAGATAAAGACGGACAAGATAGATCTCTTAAGGCAGCAGCTAGTCTAGCAACTGAGATGGATGCAGTTGCTAAAATAACAGGGCAGAGTAAACAAGAACAACTTGACGAACTAAGACGTAAGGCTACTGATGGACAGCGTATGGCTGCTATTGACGAAGCTATTGCTCGCGGTGGTGAGGGTGCTAAAGAAGCGTTTGATGCTATCAGTGCTAACGGTAAGTTAATGGGACCGCAGTTTCAAAAACTTGCTGAAGATATGGCATCAATGGGGCGTCCTTCAGAAGGCATGGAGCAAGCATATGGTCTATTAAGTTCAGGTGCTAAAAAGTTAATGAGTGAAGCAGGTGAAGCTGCTCGTAGCGGTGATAGAGAACGTGCTGCCCAACTGACTAAACAGGCTGCTGCCGAACAAGCCGCTTTCCAACAGACTAGTCAGTATAGAACAATGGCTGCTCAAGCAGGCATTAAAGAAACACAAGAAAGTTATGCACAAGGTGCTAAGTTTAGAAATGCTCTTGCAGATGCTGGCGGTAACATCAATAACGTTGAAGAGTCAATGAAAAAACTTGACGAGCAGGTCAAGAAAGAACAACAAGCTGGGGGCAAAGATGATCCTAACGCATCAGCTGGTGCTAGTATTACTAGATTTGCAGTTGACCTTGAAAGTCGCGGCCGTGATCTAACCAAAGTATTAAATGATGAAGTTATTCAAAAGCTAGCAAAAGACGTTGCGCCAAGGATTAGAGATTTTAGCAAAGCATTTGATTTAGGATCATCAACAGTAGTACAAGATAAACTTCAAAAACCAATTGCAGCAGGATATGATAAAGGTAGACTTAGCCGTATAGTTAATGAAGAAGCAGGAGATAAATCAGGTCCTAACACTGGAGTTGGTAAATCTGATGCTGCCGCAAAAGACGTAAAAGAATTTAATGCACTAATAAATGGAAATCAAAAGCAATCCGATGCTGCTCTTAAAGTTATTGAAAAGATTGCCAATGAAAAATCTACAACTAAAGAAGATCTTGTTAAATCAGCAATGGCTAACAAAGGTGCAGGCATGGCTGACCTTGTTAGTCAAATTAAGAAAGAATTACCTGCTAACGAGCAACTTGGTTATAAAGAAGAACAAAAATCAAAATTAGAAAAACAAACAGGTAAATTAGTATCACCTGGCAACGAGCCATCTGCTTTAGAAGGTGTAGGTAGAGGTATCGAACTTGCTGGGGGATTATTTAGAAATACCCCAGGTAATGTTAATATTGTGGGAGGTTTAGGAGCTCGTGCAGTTGGCGGAGTAGTAACTAAACCAGAAATTAGTCTAATAGGTGAAGCAGGGCCAGAAGCTATCTTTAATAAAGGTCAATTAGAAGAATATACTGCTAAAATTATGAGATCGGCAACTGATGCAATGCCTAAGTTAGATATGACAAGCATATCTAAAACTATTAGTACTAGTATTAGTTCCGTAACTGGCGGTGGTTCAACTACTCGACGAGAAGTACAAAACGATGATAGTAAAAAAGCACAACAAGAATTACTTGCCCTTGAAAAATCACAGCGTGAAGAAAAACAAAAACTAGTTAATCAACTTAAAGAAGAAGGCACCATTAAAGGTAAATTTGCCACTGCTAGCGACCATAAAAATATTCCAGAACTGGCAGCATTAATGGCAAAACAATCAGGAGAACGTGACGTATTAACTAAACGAGTTGATGCTGGAACTAGCATGGAAACTGTAGTTGAGCAAGCTAAAGAACAAACTACTAAAATGGTTACTGAGCAATTAGCAATTACTAAATCTAGCAGTGGCAAATTAACTGATTTATTAAATGAAGACAGTAAAAATAAGTTAGCTACTACTAAAAAAGATGTCGAATCTTTATCAGATATGTATAAAGACGATAGTAAAAATAAATTAGATCTTGCTAAGAAAACTAATGCTGAAACTTTTAAAGAAGCAGAAGTAGCACGTAATGTAGTGGGCAAATCAGTTAAAGGTATGAGCGACGATATGATCGATGCAATAATACCAAAAGGTGCTAACTTTGCAGATTATTACATTGACATGAATGACAAACTTCAAAGTTATTCAGCAGACTATGTTGCAAACATGGAAAAAAATGCTAAAGCTTCTGCTAGCGTAATTGAATCATATTCAATTACTGTGTCTTCATCTAGTAAAAAAATATCAGCAGATATTGCAGATGCACTTCCAGTTAAAGAAATGGCAGCAAAACAAGAAGAATTTAAATCACAGTTTACAGAAAGCCAACAAAAAATTATTGACGACTATAAAGGCTATAGTGAAGAAAATCGTTCTTTCCACGCACAAGCAATGGAATCTGGTATTAAAGAAGATACTAAAACTGCAGAGATGATTGGCAATCGTATTGCTAAAATGAAAGCTGCCATTGGAGATAGACAAGCTACTAAAGAAGAAGAAGCCGCACTCGAAAATGAAACATTGAATAAAGCAATGTTTGAACGTCAAGTAGAAAAGAAAAAAGAAATGCTAGATGTTATGCAAAATCTAGGCGACTACAGTGCTAAACGTGAATTAGAACTTAAACAAAAAGCAGCCAACGAAGCAATAGCAATTGAGAATAAAAAAACAGACGCAATCAAATCGGACATCTCAAATGCATTGCCAATTGATACTGAGTTTGGCAATTTAGACGGAGCAATAGCAAGAAACAAAGCAGACGACGAAGACAAATCAGAACTAGCAAGAGAAAGTCGTCGAGGTGCACCTGTTATAGAAGATAGGCAAGAAGGTAAATTAATAGATACGCCAAAAAGCAAAATGATGAGCGCAACTGACATGATGGCCGGCGGCTTGTCTTTTGGACCTAACGGTATGCCAATTATAAAGAGTATTGATGCAGCCAAGAAGAGTATAGAACCTGCAAAAAAATCTGACACTAGCAGTGACGATGCCGAAACAGCCAAATTAAAAAGACAACAAGATGCTAAGAAAGCAGACGAATCTAAGAAGTCCGATTCAAAAGCAGCAACTAAAGAAGCTACTCTCTCTGACGTGGTAACTGCACTGAATACGTTAAATAAACAGATGGGCCAACTAATTTCTGTCAGTGAAGATGGTCACAAAGCCACAACCAAAGCCGCCAAGAGCGGTGCTAGTAACATATACGCGAGATAATAAACATGTCATGGAAAAAATACTTTACTCCCGCTTCAGTTAATACTGAATCTGGAAATTATAGTCCAATTGGAAATGGATCGTCTCGCCCTGGGCCAGCACAGGCAAACTACTCAAGTTTTTTACCGGATGTATATACTGGAGCTCCTAATCGTATTGATCGTTATTTGCAATATGATACCATGGACATGGACAACGAAGTTAATGCGGCACTGGATATTCTAGCAGAGTTTTGCAGCCAAAAGAACAGAGAAAATCAAACTCCATTTAATTTATTCTACAGAAATAAAGCAACTAACAGCGAGATTGCTATTCTCCGTGAGTACCTACAGCAGTGGTGCAAACTACAAAAGTTTGAAACTAGAATCTTCCGTATTGTGCGTAACGTATTCAAATACGGTGATGCGTTTTTTGTTCGCGACCCAGAAAATAAAAAATGGATGTACATTGATCCGGGCAAAATTACTAAGATTATTGTCAACGAAAGTGATGGCAAAGCACCTGAACAGTATGTTATTCGTGATTTAAATCCTAACTTTCAACACCTAGTTGTTACACAGATCAATCCTAATTCTAATAATACAAACAATCGAGGAACTGCCTATGTTGCCGGCGGAGCCGCCGCTCGAGGACAGCCTGGAGCGTTTCCGACAACTAACGGTACACGATTCAGTAACAGTCAAAATGAAGTAGCAATTGACGCTAAACATGTAATTCACCTAAGTTTAAGCGAAGGGTTAGACAACAACTATCCTTTTGGAAATAGCCTATTAGAATCAATTTTTAAAGTTTATAAACAAAAAGAATTGCTTGAAGATGCTATTATTATCTATCGTATACAACGTGCTCCGGAACGTAGAATCTTCTATATTGACGTAGGAAACATGCCAAGTCATTTGGCTATGAGCTTTGTTGAGCGTGTTAAAAATGAAATTCATCAACGTCGCATTCCTAGTGCAACAGGCGGTGGAAACAATGTTGTTGACAGTGCCTACAATCCGTTAAGTATTAACGAAGACTACTTCTTCCCGCAAACGGCAGAAGGTCGTGGATCAAAAGTTGAAACACTTCCAGGCGGTACTAATCTAGGTGAAATTGACGATTTAAAGTATTTTACTAACAAATTATTCCGTGGTTTGAGAATTCCATCAAGCTATCTGCCAACTGGTGCAGATGATAGCCAAGCGCAGTATAACGATGGGCGAGTTGGCACAGCATATATTCAAGAACTACGTTTTAATAACTATTGCCAACGCTTGCAAAGTCTAATGCAAGATATATTTGATCAAGAATTTAAGTTATATCTAAATGATCGAGGCGTTAATATTGACTCAAGTTTGTTTGAAGTACAATTTCAAAGTCCGCAAAACTTTGCCACATACCGTCAAGCAGAGCTAGATGGACAGCGTGTACCACAGTTCCAAACTATGAGCCAGATCCCCTTTATGAGCAAGCGTTTTGCTATGAAACGTTTCTTAGGAATGAGTGACGAAGAAATGGCAGAAAATGAACGCATGTGGGCTGAAGAAAACGGTAAAGGTAAATCTATTCCAACTGACAGCTCAGGCGAACTACGTGGAGCAGGCATTAGTCAAGCGGGTATTGATTCTGATCTAAGTGACTTATCTGACGATACAGCACCACCAGAAGTTGGTGCAGGCGACATAGGAGCAGGCGCACCTGCTAATCCAGGCGGAACTCCTGCGCCAGCAGCAACTCCTGCGCCAACAGCATAAATACTACTATGATACTTAGAGAATTATTTTATGCTGATAAAGATATGCAAGCGATATCTAACGACTTGCAATATTCTCCTGATCACGACAGTTCTAGTCTAAATCGAAAAGATACTCGAAAAACTAGATTAACTTTACAGCAGATTAATCAACTAAGAAAAGCAAGTGAATCACATATATTAGAGCAAGAAAAAGATTTAGAACTTGTACGTGATATGTACAAGGCTCCGGCAGCGCCTGCCGCGTAATAAATAAATCGATGACGATTTTTTGCAAAATCGTCTAAAATTCCACCATTATAGCACATATATTACATTTAAATGTAAATATATTCGACAGCCTTACAATCTATTTAGGAGACAAACATGACTGATCGTTCAAAGTTCGAACAGATGCTAGAGCATCTTGTAAATGAAGAGACTGACAAAGCCAAAGAGCTTTTCCACCAATTGGTAGTAGAAAAATCTAGAGAAATCTACGAAACTATCCTATCAGAAGACTTCACAACTGAAGAAGCCGATGAAGAGGAAGAAGACGACCTCGACGAAGCTAAAGAAGAAGATGATGATGAAGAGATGGACGAGAGTTTTGGTTTTGCCGAAGCTGAAGATGACAGCGAAGAAGGTGATATCGGCGGCGATGCCGGTGATGACATGGTTCACGATATCGACGCTGGTGACGAAGGCGACGAAGAGGGCATGGGCGGCGAAGGCGATATTGAAGATCGCGTAGTCGACCTAGAAGATGCACTTGACGACCTACGTGCTGAATTTGAAGCTTTAATGGGCGACGAAGCAGGTGAAGGACACGACGACATGGGCGGAGACGACATGGGCGGCATGGACGACATGGGCGGTATGGACGACGAAGAAGAATTAGAAGACAGCTTCATGCGTGAATACGTAGAAAAAGTTGGTGGTGGCAAAGACTACACTAGTTTTGGTAAAATGGGCGACAATGGCGCAAATTCCAAAAGCCCACTAGCAGGAAAGAATGATATGGGCGGTACAACTGCTAATATCGTAAAAGGCGGAGAAGCATCAACAGGCGGTACTAAAGGTG